GCAGCAGCAGCTATTGCTGTGTTACCTGCAGTAATGTTACTTTGGTTTACAATGTAAGTTGCATCCATATCAAACAACCTGCGATAGTAGTGCAGTTCATAGACGTCACCTACAGATGATGCAGGAAAAAACTCTATGTTTGATCCTTTTCTAGTAAAAGACATTTTACCTTTAACTGTGTTCTTATCTGAAAAAGATCTTATGTCAAGCTTGTTGTCAAAAACATGAGAATTACCTTGAGAGTCTTTAACTCTAAACATAAGTATCTCACTCAAATTTGGAGGGATCTGCAGTACTGTTTCACCTGCAGTTGCGGCAGCGTCATACTGGTATGTAAACTCCAAAGGAGGTATGCGAAGTTCTCTGTAGCAAAGGTCTGCAGAGTAATCTATAAAATCAGAGACTAAGGTGTCACTGAGTATTGTACTATCTCTGTTAGCCCAATCTCGCACTTTAGCTACTAATGCAGTGTACTTTGGAGTTGACATATACGGTATCCTCTTTTATGTTTTTCTACGAGAGTGACCGTGGGTAAGTAGGTCGGGATACTCGGAGATTATAATGCTTTTAAGTTTATTAACTAATTTAGGGTCACTCATAAAGTCAGTAGCATGTAAATCTATCTGGTACTTTGTAAGGATATCTATAGCAACAATATCTGGTATTATTGCAAAGGAGCGGTACCTGTTACCAGCTTCACTTTTACTATCGTAAAGGTCTCTCGACTCTTTAGCGTACTCTCGGTATGCACTAATGTCTTGATCAAGAGAAAACTTACTTTGATCTGTTTTAACATTAAAGCTATGTTTGTTACTGTCTTGGGACTTAAACTCCATGACATCGTCCTCCTTAAAAAATAAGGGGTCCCTATTAAGGACCCCCTTGTATAGCTTAGTGGTTAACCAGCTAAACCAACGATCAAGCCACAACCCTTAGGGTTACGAACTTCTAAAGTACATTCTTCAACAATCTGACCAATAGTAGAGTCACCTGCTTGACCTACTTCTGTCTCATGCAAAGGACGCAAAGTAGCAACGTTGTACCACTGTGGATCATATACAAGACATGAGTAGTCTTTAGAGTTTGAAGCAGCACCAGTACCATCGGTGTTGTGATCTAATCCCATAATGTAGTTTGGTACAATACGGATAGCACCAAAGTCGGAATCATACATCTCAACAGACTGACGAAGCTTACCGCTGTCATCAATGTTACGTTGTACGTTGCTATCAGCAGCTTGTGCTTTAGCAGAGAACTTACGCTTGTTAGATGGAGAGCACATCATTGTAGTGGCTTTACCACCTTCTTGATAAATGCTTTGCATGATATCATCAACATCACTTAGCTCAAGAGCAGCCAAGTTAGCATCAGAACCACCACGTACGATAGTACCTACAGTACCTGCACCAGTAGCACTAGGTGCAACATAACCAGCAGCAGCGCCAGCTACAACTACGTTTACGTTAGTGAACGACTGATAGCCACCCATAGTACGAGTACCAGATCCATTAGATGGGTTCCAGCTGTGTACTAGGTCATGCTCAACGTCACGACGAAGCTCAGTGCCACGCTTCTTCAACTGGTAAGCATACTCGTCTGCAACGCCAGCTTGGTCAACTGCGCGCTTAGAACCAGATACTTCAACAGTCTTAGAGTTGATCTGAGTGTAGTTACCTAAACGAGTGCGTAGTGGTTCTGCAACCTGAGCACCGTCTACAGTGGCGAAGCTAGAACCTTCAGCTACAGCATTAGCTCCTGGAGAAGCAAGCTCATCCGTTTGCCATTCGTGCAAAATACCTTTAGACTTTGTTTTGCCAATTGAGGCATAGAAAGGGCTTTCATCACGTGTGATTAAGCTAATAAAGTTTGATAGATCTTCGCGCTCAGATACATTCATTCCGTTAGCGCCAGCAGCAGCCTTAGGGCCACCTGTGTTAAAATTACGTCCTGCCATGTTAAATATTCCTTATATAAAAATAAAAAGTTAAGGATTAGCGGAACTTGGATAGGTTCTTTAAGAAATCTAATTGATCTCCTTCTGTACCTGTACCTGTAAGAACTTTGTTTCTAGTTGTGAGTTTTTGCTTTTCTTGCTTTTTATTAACAGAAGGTCCCTTTTTAACAGGTGACGATTTAGCTTTAGGCGCTGCCTTTCGCTTAACCGAACCCTTAGTGGCCTTGTGTTTTAGCTTTCTATAGTCATCAATAAACTTGACAACTTTTGCATTACTGATCATAGGTAACAGGTCTATAGGTATTCCTTCTTCTAGTGCAAACTGCTGAATTGCATCTCGGTCTTCTACAAATGTAGGAAGAATTTCTGCAATTTCAGTGTTAAACCTTTCAAGAATTTCCTTTTGACTTGCATCTGCTTGTTGCTGTTTCTTACCAAGAACAGCTTCCGCTACACCTTCACGCTTTTTACGAGCGGTCCAGTAAGCTTCTTGTGCAGTTTCCCTTTGATCTTTTAACTCGGTAAGCTCATAAGTTTCACCGTTTTTACGGGCTTCCTTAATTTTAGTATCAAAATTATGATACTCACTAGCAAGCGCAGTTTCCTCTTGTTGGAGCTGCTCTTGTAGTAGTGAAGCTATACCATCTAGTTCTTGGAGTTGTGCCTGTTGTTCAGTCTCAAACTCCTTCCGTTGTTCGCTAATCTTGTTACCCTTTTTAGACAGGCTTTGATCCGTTGCATATCCTTTACGGAGATCCTCAAGGGTTAGGTGTAGTACCTCTCCATCAATTTTAACTGGAACTTTGTAGTCCCAATCAATCTCCTCTTCATCAAGTAAATCAGATTCTTGGGTAGACTCACCGTCATCCTCATCATCATCTCCATCAGAAGTGTCATCCTCTTGATCCGTTGTATCGTCTTCATCTGCATTGTCTTCTTCGGGTGGTACTTCATCTACAGAATCTCCCGGATCTACATCTTCTCCATCATTCTCAGGTAGATCATCCTCTATACCTAAATGTTTGGCCATAGGCCCCATAGGTACTGGAATGTCATCAAAATTCTGGTGCTGTAGATCAGCATTGAAAGTAGCGTCATCTCCTTGAGAGGTAGACTCTATATTGTTTTCGTTGCTCATAAATTATTATCCCTGTTAGTCCTCGTTATTTGGCTTTCTTCTTTGTAACTTCCACTTTAATCGGAATGTTTTCCGCATGGTTAGAAATAAGAGCCTGTACATTAACAAGTGCAGATGTCATTGCCTGTAGGGTGTTGGCATGTAATCGGCTTTTCTCGTTACCTTTTCCAATTTCTCGAATAAGGGAAACCTGTGATCGCTGTAAATCGTACTCAGCTTTCTTAAGTTCTTCTAATGTATTAGTTGGAATCATTATCTTGTTCCTCATCTTCTAATTCTGGGTTGTCGATAAACTTTGCATTGAAACCAAAAGTCTCAATTTTAATCAATCGTTCTTTTACTGAGCCTAAGCCCATTGCTACGTGGTATAAGTACTCTCGCTCTTTTGTACAATGAGCTTCAGTGCTTAACCATTTTAAAAATAAATCTGAAAGTATTTCTCCATAGGCTTCTGTAAAAAACTCATCTCTTTCTTTCTTAGAAAAAGTAGCTCTCTCTAAAGCGTTCTTAGCTTCACCAAAGGGGTTTGGCCTGTAAGTACCATCAGATTGAAGTTGGGACTTGACCTTCTTGTCAATGCCATCCTTGTATTTCTTCATTTGATTATCTCTTAGTTAGTGTGTGAGGTCATGGATTTAAAGCTGAGACCTCAGGCAGCTTAGATACAGTATCACCCCCTTATAGTCCAACATCCCCCTGTTGTTCAGGGTTTGCTTGTTGGGCAGGTAAACTTGCTGGATCTGCATCTGCTGATGGCACATTACTCATCATAACTTTTGACACTAGGTTCTGTGCTTTAGCATACAGGGCATCTATGCTAGATTTAGCTGGCATTGCTTGTTGTTCTTTACCAGCGTCTAAACCTATCTTAGTCCACTCTTGTTCAGACTTATCTAACGCAACCATAAGTTGTTTTAGATTATCTTGAATGGCATTCTGGGCTTGTACGTTTGTGTAGTCAATGTTAGATTGCTGCATAGCAACAGCTAACCTCTGTGTCTCCTCTTCGAGCATCTTGGCTTTAGCCTGAGCTTCCTGATCACTCTTTTGACCTGCTTCCGCATTCTGTTTAAACTCTTCTGTGTTGATATCTATTAAGAAATCAAGAGGATCTAAGCCTAATGCTTCAAACGTATTTACTGCTAATGTTGATGCTGCTGTAGGTGATACAACAGCCCCTGCTCCAGCATCTCTAAGAGCTGGTAGGATCTGTTGACCAACCATTGATAACTTCTGTAGGGAGGTTTGATTACTGGCATCTCCAACATCTGCTTCTACAAATAAGTACTCGATTCCGGGTAGATCATCTATTAACACATCGAGATATCGTTGGTTGCCTGTGTAGTCTCCTACGGATTTTCCACGCATTTCTTTACGCATTGTTAAGTAGATACCTTCAAGAAGTTCCCGACCCCCGGTCTCCATGAATCTACGTGCAATAAATTGAATACGTAACTGTGCAGCTGACTGCACTTGTGACACTTTCGCTTCTGAGTTTCCAGACACATAGAGAGCATCGTTAAGACCTTGGGCTGCTTTAGACAGACCTGTGGCTTGTTCTTTATGACCTTGCAAGAACTGAAGCAAGGGTACTGTTCCTGTTGAGATTTGCTCTGGAGGCAATGATGCCACAGCTCCCTGAGGGTTGCCATTAGATGCAATTATCTGTTTAGGTTTCATATTTTGTAGTGCAGAGAAATCAACTACGTTGGGATCTGCAATCTTAGGTGCATAGTTAGTTAAGTATGTATTCTCAACAAACCCACGCAATATTGCTGTTGAAGCAAGTGTGGAGGGTCGAACCATGTCAGCCATAGATAAACCTTCAAGTTCAAAAGGAATCTCAAAGGGTGTGAAGGTTGCTACTTGTATGTGGTCTGCATCATTTTCTTCTAGGATTGTATCACCAACCCTTACAAAAGATTTTAACTCTGCAATACCATCTCCATCCCTATCAACATAAGTCCAACACCTAAGAACTACGGCTGTCTTTGTTGCTTCAAGTTGGCTGTCATCACCAGAACCTAGTAGTAGGGAGGTCCCTATAGCACGTTTACGAGCTAAAGAATCTGTGTTTAATTCAGATGCATAGCTTGTATCTTCTTCTACAGTTGTCCAAGTGACTTCATTTGCCTTATCAGGCCACCGTTCTCTAATTTCTGAACGAGTTAATTCTTCTTCATAGCCTACAAAGGATGCATCATGCACACCCGTAGCTCCCCGTGCAATCCGCAAAGTCTCTGGGGGTATCGGGGATACTATAGTTTTGTAGGTACTTTTTGTTCTTTTTAATCGGACTTTGATGTAATTACCTGACATCTCGTCTAAATAAATATCTCCTGTTGTTTCAATCTCAGGATCTGAGAGGAGAAGGTCTAACGATGTAGGGTCAATCTCTTCATACTCTTCAAATGAAACCTTTTCCTCAACAACGTATGACCATGTCACAGCTGATAGCTTCCACAACAAGGCAGACTTTAGCCAAGTGTTTAGAGTAGACCAACCCCGATTCTTAGAGAACAAGCAGTGGTTTACTAACTCAGACGCTGCGGTTGACCTGTGGTATGCTAATGATGTTTTATCACTGGGTTTAAATTTTGCTAATTTATTATTGTCAAATAACAGTTCAGATAGAACTGCAGAGTAACCCTCTATTGCCTCAACAGTATCTGAGGATACAATACGAGATACACCTTGTGGGTTTAAGTGACCTAGGGGAAGCATCGCATATTCATAAGTTGACTTCTGTCTTTCATCAGACAGCTCTGAGGTATCTAGGAAACTAGCACTAGACTCTGTTAGCTGATAGTCTAATAGTATGTTGAGATCTTCATCATCAACTTTAACCTTAAACCCTTCTTCATTCTTACTTGCCATTTAGACACCTCTTAGCTGTGTGAGCATCCGCTCACTCTATCTTTCAAATTAGGTGGTTTCATTTCTTTTCTTTCCCAGATGTGAAGAAACCATAACAAACACCTTATAGTGGAGGACTATAGGAAAACTAGTAAGACCCAAAGGCCCCTCGGAAAAGTGAGGGACCCTTAAGATCCTAAAGCCATTGAGTGTTGTCTTCTTCAAAATGTCTGTTTTTAAACGAGACTTTTGTTCTGGACAAACGATCTCCATGAGTACGTAACACCTCAAGGGCTATTGCTGTAGCTATCACTGTGTCGTCATTACAACCAGAGATAGCATTGGTACGACCATTTTCATCAGCTACATAATCAAGACATTCTTGAATTATCGTAGGGGACGCAAGTAGGATATCATCATTCTCTATTGCGTTCTTAAGATGACCTATGATCATAGGCTTAGTAGCTTGCGTGGTTCTCCAACCAAGCCTAGTACCCTCCTCATTAGATATGTTAGCTACTTTAGTCTGATGGTATAAATTCACGTAATCCATTTGTTTTAATCGGTTTAGTGTTGCTATACCTAAGGAATTAGATTCCACTGCAGTTAGAGCGTTATTGTAAAATCTACCTAAGTAAAATAAAAGATCTCCATATTGAGTAGGGTCTATTTTATTATTACGGTAAACAGCACAAACTTCTCTTTCCTCGTCTATAACTACTGCTGCTGAGTAGTCTCTTCCAACACCTAAGGCACAGTCAGCTCCAACTACAAAGTTGCTGTCATACTTAGGAAACTTAAAGATCTCCAAGAATCCCTCTCGGTGGTCTTCAAACATACACGTATCAATACTAAAATGTTGTTTCTTCTGAACCTTCTGTGGTTCCATGCTCATTAACTTTTCAGTGTTAAACACGTTAGCACCTGATACTATAAATGCTTCTTCTGCTGAAGCAGGGTACTCCTGACGGAATTTATCCACACCCCCTTCTGCAATCTTAAGACGCCTCCAGTATAGTTGTTCTATACCTAAGCCGTGTCTATTCTGCAACTCTTCTTCTTCTTCTGTGATTGTCTCTGAGAACTCTTCTGGGTTTAGTACCACCCTGTTATACTCGGGCATTAAAAACCACGGAACAAATATGGGGATATATTCATTCTCTCCAGCTACAGCACCCTTCCACAATCTATGAAACTCATTACCCACGCCATTGGCTGTGGACTCCAAGATTACTTCCGTACCGTCAGCTTGTGAGATACCTTGGAATAAACCAGCAAGTATCTTTGCATCATGAGTCCAAAAAGCAACTTCAGATAAGTGAGCAATAGTTGGTGTGGTTCCACGACCTGCCTCAGGGGAACCTGCTGTGTACAAACGATACCCTGAGTCATTGTGTTCAAAACCAATCTCCTTAGAGTTAGACTTCTTTAGTATCGGTGTAAACTCAGGCCTCATGTTTTGTATTATGTTACGCGACATGGAGAACAGTGCATCTGACGTGGCTGAGTCGTGAGCCATAACAACTGATTTATTGAACGGTGTGAGGTACGACTTCCAATATACACGACCAGTGGCGTAAGTAGATAACCCCATCTGTCTTGCTTTAAGTATAATGGCACGAACCTTACCAGTTTCTTTTAATTGTTTTTCAATAGCATCGTTTACTATTTGCTGTGCTGTATTGAACTCTAGGGGTATAAAACCCTGCGAGGCATCCTTGGGTAGTATGCGTATCTGTTCGGAAGCAAAGTCTTGATATGATTCCTCATATCTTTTTATGTCCTTACGCTTTTTACTTTCAACAGCAAATGCTAATTTTTCTCTATTTGTTAAATGTGTAGTCACTATAGTCCTCCAAGACCGGGGCACCCCACCGCAATACGTAGGGCAATACAAAAAAATATAACTCCGTAACCTAAGAGAGTCCTAGTATGTGTATAGAGTATACCCTATAGTACTCCTAGAGAACTCTTACAGTTAAGGGGTTAGGGTATGTCTGTAGCTGTTCCCCTATAGAGTCCATATACAATCCCTATAGTATCCCTAAGGTACTCCTTATATAGGGGAGGGGGTAATTGAAATAGTATATCTATAGTATCTAGACACACAGGTACCTGATGTAATGATTCTAGGACCCCCTCAAGCCCTATAAGAGAGTACCAGAGGGTTACTTAACCGTGTCTAGTATCTGCCTATCATATCACCAGAAGATTCTTATATTCTTCTATAAGGTACTTAAAAGATAATCTTCTATAAGGTACTTAAAAGAATCCTATCGGATACCTAGGGGATATATAAGTAGTCTCCCACATACAGGTACCCTAGATAACTTTGAGTACCCCCCAATATCCTCATAGAAACCCTAGGGACTGCCCCTCCCTAAGAACCCCTACTCCCTAGGAAACATCAAAGGACTACTAAAGTATACTATAGGGATACTGTAGGGGTCTTACCTTGACTCTAAGATGGGATAGTGCCCTCAATATTAACACAGGGAGCCTCGGGGTATAACATATAGGTACTACTATACACTCCCCATAGACTCCCCATAGACTCCCCATAGACTCCTCAATACATTACCTATGTACAACACACATCATATACAACACTGTAAGGATACTATAAGGCGTAGCAAACTCCGAATCAAGTCTGCAGTGCTTCAACATCACACGCTGTAACACCTGCGCGGTTTGGTCTCCGTCCCGGAGCCGCAGCAATTGTGTGGTCAATCCCCTGACTATGTAATTGCCAGCACAGAGCTTAGCAAGACTCTGAAACGAGCAAGATTGCTTTCTTTATGTGTGATCCATTCGGGATTGCACTCGTTCTTTAAGTGAGGTGGACCATGGCAACATTGCCAGCAGTACCGCAGTACAAGATAGTTAAAGATGTAACTATCGTTAACAGTCGTTTGGTTACCCCTGTCCGTCGTGACTTTGGTGACCAATACAGCATGTTAGTTGCAGGAGCTGGCCTTGAGGCTTACGGCTCCGTAACCACAGAGGGGGATGCGTATTGGCTC